CCATCCCAAAATGCCACCAGGTCACCGATATCGAATCCGTCCTTGATGTACGTTCCAGGCATGGCGCGAATCTCCTCAATCTTCATGCAAATCCAATCCTGCCTTATACACTTCCGATTCCCGCAGCCATTCCATTGCCTCATGCGCTGTCACCATCTGAATGAGGATGTTGTCCAGATTGAGAGAGTCATTGTGAATCTCCTTCCTCGCTTCCGGTTCATAGCCGAATTCCTCAATTATACCATCCCATGATTGCGCTTCCGAGATGTTGTGTGTGCGGATGTGGATGAAGTAGTCAGGATCGGTATGCTCGCTCATGTGCAGATAGGCATACGGATGGACTGAATGCAAGTCCTTCTGGCTTCCTATGATGATGAAGTGAATGTCTCTGCTCATTGCTCAATCTTTATCATTCCCCACAGGATGGATATCTTCTTCTTGGCCTTGTCGGTGACCTTGGCCGGTTGAGCATTGTTATCCGGAATCAATGAATCTGACTGTTTAGCCTTCTTATCTGCCTGCATTCTCCGCAGCTTGTTATTCATTCGCAGAATCCGGATTGCATCTTTGCGCGGATCATTGCTCATCACCTTGTACATCCCATGGCCTGTTGCAGGAATTGCTACTCCTGTCTCAATCCATCCTTTAATGTTGTGTTGAAGATTGGCTTCCCTCAGTGTTTTTGACAAAACAATTGATTGGCCATTATAGATCTTGATGATCTCTTCATATTTGCGAATGGAAGTTTTATTGGTCCTCATCACTTGATTGCTATAATGTCTGATCCTGGAGTAAATGATGCACCTTCCAATACTTCGCCATCCTCAGATACAGCCTGAGAATTAAACTGCTGCATCTTGTAAACTGCCTTGGCCTTTTCTTCAATAGCTGTAAGATTGGCCTTGGCCTCGGTCCATGCCTTAACTCCTTTGAAATCCCATCTGCCTGGTGCTGCCTTCTTCTCAACAGTATGGCCAAAATAGCTGAAGGATTTCTCAGCCCATTTATCAGCCTCCTGGATTGCTGATGGCTTGACGATTTCCTTCAGGCCGTCAATGTGCCTGCTCAGTCTGGTGAGAGTGATGTAGAATGCGAGTGCATCCATGTTCCCATCGCTGTGAAATTTGTGCAGCTCATCAATCGCGTTATGGATTGGAATGCCGCTTGCGAATTCTTCAATCTGTGACATAGTGTTTAGATTAGGTCAGCAAATGTACATCTATCCGGCATCTTGTCATACCTTTCTACCACAATCGCACGGCATTATTACCGAATCACATTGTATTTTTACCGAGTCACAAGAATCTCGGAGAATATCATTACGCGATCAAGATTCACATTGTGTAGACTGCCATGATTGGCGCAATACTCTGCATTCGGTCTGCCATCCAATTCCCCTGCCATAGCCTGATATAGTCGCTCCTTCCATTCCCTGGTCGTTCGCGCATAATAGACACCGGCTGATGGATGGTCCTTATATGGACCGAATTCGGAAGCAATGACCGGTATTGAATATGCTCCAGCTTCCTTAATCTTCAGATCGCTCTTGCAATTGTTGAAACCATTGCTGATGATTGGCGCAATTGCCACATCTATCTCGCTGTATCGGATTCCGTATTGCGATGGATGCACACCAGGCTTCAGCTTCATCCAATCAGGATGGCCAACAGGTGCTAACTCATATCCGATCGCTGTCCATTCCTTATCGGATGGATCGTATCCGCACAGATGAAATTCGCTTCCTGTTTCTTCGCAGAATTCCCTGACTGCCTGTGTCACAATCATCAGGTCATATCGGTGTGACCGGCTTCCAATGTAGCCTACTCGGAAGGTAGGTGATGGCTTACGATCTATATTCCATTGTAGGTCTGTCAGATTCAATGCATTCGGCACAACATAGGTGTTGCGATTAATCTTCAGCACTTCCTTCGCCAATCTGTCATTCTCGCAGATCACAGCATCTGCATTGAACAATGCCTTCTGAATCTTGGTGGACAGCTGCCTTGCTTCCCATTCATGGTATGCAGGATTATATTTATTCAGCCGCCAATGGTCATCCATATCCACGATGAATGGAATACTCAGCTCATTGAGTATTTGGATGACCTGATCCTGTGGCTCTGCCAATGTCCCATTCCAGATAACCAGGTCATATTTTGCCAAGTCAGGCAATGGCCGGTATTGGCCTTTCTCATCCCGCGGAGTCCAGACATCTACATCCGCGAATCCTCGCAGCATTAGGTCGTGCAATGGGGCATACAGGCGATGGTAAGAAACGCCGCTCATGCCATTCATTATTCCAAGTATCCTCAATTGTTTTTGAAATTATAGTCAATCACTGCCTCATCTACTATATCTGCCTCCAATTCACCGATGACGCGAAGGTATGGATGGAACTTCCGACAATATTCTTGTGCCTTCTGGAAGGATAGGGCCTCAATCCTTGGGCCGGCATAGGTCTTGAGATTGCCATCGAATAAGTCCTTGGCAAGAAATTCGGTAAGGTATATGTTCATAGTAGTTTGGATTTATAATGCTCAGTTATGATTGCCATCATATGCTCATAGTATTGGCTGAAGGATGCGAATGATTGATCATTCTGCTCCCAATTGCGATAGAGGACGGCTCTCAGTCTCTGCCCTGGTGATTTACCTATCAGCTCTTGGTCTGCTTTAAGCTGCTCCAAGAGATCCTGCTCTTCCTCATGGAAATGCTCAGCCTTAATTGCAAGATAGCACAGCTGCTGATTCATAGTTAGCAGTGCCGCTGCCTTGTCAGGAGACATTTCCTGAGTGCCAAAGGATACCTTCCAGGTTCTGTCCTTGCGGCTGACTATGCTTTCAATTATGGCCGGAAGTATGATCATCTTTTTGCATCACAATTTACGCTTCCATCTCTGCCAGCCAAGTCTCATACACATGAGCCTTGCCTAAATCCTCCATCGGTGACATCGTTTTCTTTCCGGCTCGCATCCGGTACTTTATCAAGTTGCCGAGGCAATACCCGCGAAACTGTTCAGGCGTCAGCACAGCGCGAAGCATATCCACTACCTCAAGACCTTCGCAGACCTTGTAATGCGATGGGCTTGTGATTGCTTCGTGTTCCGATTCCATGCGAACGTAGTCGGATAGGGTGATGGAGGGTTTCCGTGCCGCCTGTTCATCTACATCGCACTCAGCGCATTGCTTCGCGCATGGGCCAGCTGTGCTTTCAGAATTGACGCAATAGAATGGCGGCGGCGTGGTTTCGATGCGCTCAAACTCTTGAATGATTTTACTCATGGTTCTTTGTGTTTGGTGGCTCACGAGAGATTCATTGTCACTGTGATTTCCCCTTCATGCTCAATCACTTGCTTATCCTTCCATCCATGATTGCACTTCAGGTCAAATATGATTCCGGTGGTGTTGCCCTCTCCATTTAGCAGCGCGATCTGCTTTGCATCGTGGATTGCTTCGTGAATGCTTTTTATTGTGCGGGAAAACTCAGGCCGTGTGTTGTACTCATCGAGTGTGTTTCTGTCCATCTGCATGAACCGGCAGAACTCCCCCACGGTCGGAACGCGGGTGGTTGGAACATTTACCAGCTTTCCGGAGTTGCTCAAGACGGGTTTAGTGTATGCCTTGCAATGTCCGATGTATTCATCAAATGCAGCCTGTAATGTTTCGGGGCTGTCAATCTTTCGGGGTCGTGCCATGTAGTTTAGTGTTTACAATTTGTTTCAGTTTCTCTTTCGGCAATACCGTGCCAAAGTCTGCCTGATAATGGCAGGGTCTGCATAGTGCAATCAGGTTATCCGGTGTATCGCGCAACTTGCTCCCACCCATTCCACGCGGTTGGATGTGGTGAATGTCTGAGGCGGCTGTTCCGCATACCTCGCAGCCGATGAAGTCTGTTTCTGACAGGCCACGGGATGCGAGGTAAATGCGGATGTAGGGTTGCATTTATTCAAGTTCGATGGTAACCAGTTCAAAGCTTGTTCCGATTGAACCGTCTTCAAAACAGAATGGATGGTTGTGACACCATTCGTCCCAATTCTCTTTATTTTGGTCATCGTCCTCTACTTCCTTTGGCAGTTTCTTGTTGTACTGCTCTACCTGGTATCCGCATTCGGCAATGTACTCCATTGCGTTTTCCCTATCGGTAAATGCTTTAAGGATGTGAGTAGGTGCGCCAGGGTTGTTTCCCATTTCGTCGGCTGATTGAATGATGTATATTTCTTGCATAGTTGTTATTTTCTGATGATTACCTCAATGGAAAACTCCCCGTTATTGTGTTCGTCGGGGCGGTCGGCATTGGTGGCCGTGTCGATGACTTCAAAAGATTCTATCATTTCCCTTTCCACGCCTGCAAAAAAAAGCACGCTCCATACGCTGAACGTGTGAGGCGGGTCGGACGCAAACGGCAGATAAAAATACTTGTGGTCTTCATTCCACTTGGAAGGCAGGGTGCGTTTCCTTTCGTACAAATCCCGATGCGGCACGGAGATAATAACCACGCCGCCCGGTTTGCAGATGCGCAGCCAATTCTTGACGGCTGTCACCGGGTCGCTGATGTGTTCCAGAACGTGCGAGGCATAGACATAATCGAATTCATTATCCGGGTAAATGTCCATTAAGGTTGCATCGCAGTCATCCTTATCGTGGTGAACTGCGTCCGGGCTGATCGTGTCCAATCCATCGTGCGTGTCAATCCTTCCGCAGCCGATGTCAATGCCTTGGCCCTTGATATACTTACGATAGAAGCCTTCCTTGACTCTTCGCTTATGCGCCTTCCTGGTCTCCGCCATGTGTAACAAAATTAGGGTAAATCTTCTGCAATCGTGACACACAATAGGCCATATTGCTGCTATTGTAGATTGGCCACCAATTGCTTCCTTCGCTCACCACATTGGGGCAGTATGGAGACAGTTCCAATGCTCTTGGCAGATCGAATATCTCAGCCACAGCGAATGGTGAGGATTGGTTGCCAAAGTGAAATACTCCTCCGGCAATCTCATAGGCCATGTCAAGGAAATCCGAACACTGCACATGGATTGCATCCGGGCAGTATTGGAGGAAATCATGATACTCTTCAGTCACACCGATAAAATGTACCATCATTCCAGATAGCATTTTCCACTTACTGAATTCTCCGGCTGCATTGTTCCTGTAGCGCGATGATAGGTTCACGGTGATGTACGGTCTGCGATTGCTCAGACGATGGAAATCATTGCCGAATAATTTACCAGGTCTCAGCTCCGGATAGACAGCCATTATCCATCTGCGAATGTCATAGGCTGATAGATTGATGCGCTCTTCCCTGAATAGGTCTAAGTCATAGTCTACCTCTTCGCCATTCCAGATCTCGCATTCAATCCCACAGTGTTGGACCAATGGCCGGAGCATCTCGCACATCTTCTCATTCAGCATCACTCCTCCACCTGGATGATGAAGACCGGTCGCATACTCTGCCGGTCGGTTCGGATTCAGGTAGAGTTTACCTGGCCCTTGTGCCGCAATGGTCGGTAAGATGTAGATGATGTCACCGGCATTGCCGCTGTGTAGGTAGGTCTTCATAGGTTCTGATAGGTTGATTCATAGTAGCTCAATGCATCTGCCTCTATGGTCTGACGGTCAATAATCTCTCCTGCTCCGTCAATCACTCCCTGAATGTATGCATCCATGATTGACCGCTTCTCAGCCTTAATCATCAATTGCAGATGATGTTCATTGGTGTAGTGTACGTCCGATGCTTTTAGACTGCGAACCATGGATACTACAGGACATACACGACTATTGCCATGCATAATGTCTCGGATAGTGTTTGAATTATCGCTCATTGGTTATATAGGTTTTCAAGGTTACGCATCGCATCCACCCGACAGGATGGGCAGGATGACAGCCGACGATTCAGCACCGTCCAGGCCAATCGATTGATGGTCGCATTCTCCTGCTCATCGAAACTCCATGCAAGATTTCTCTTGTATGCGCTCCACTTGGGCAGGAGTTTGGAGAATTCTGCCTTCTGCTCTTCATTCATAGATACAAGGTCTTGCTGATGAATCGTGACAGGATGGGTGAAATCCCTGCGAAGATTGGATTGATTCCGAGTAACATCAATGCGATGAGCGACAGCCAGAATGACAGACAGTCAGGGCAGCGGAACACATAGTATCCACCGAATATGCCATCAGGATTCATGCAATTATTCAGAGCGAATGGCACTACCGCACCGGCAATGGAGAGCAGAATGAGAAAAATGTCAATGGTCATAGTTTTGGCAAAGTTAGAAAATATAGGATGAAAATTGTGATTCAAATTTACAGGGGATGATTCCGGTCCGTCCATTGCGGTTCTTAGAGATGATAGTCTCAGCATCTTCCACCAATGGCTTGTCATTGTCATAGTAGGCAGGACGGAATGGAAAGATAACCAGATCGGCATCTTGCTCAATCGCTCCTGATTCGCGAAGGTCTGCAAGCCCTGGTCTCTTGTCTGTCCTGCTCTCGCTGTTCCGGTTCAATTGGCTGAGTGCGATGACTGTCACATTGGATTCACCGGCAATGAGTTTGCATTGGCGGCTGATGTAGGCCACTTGCTGCTCTCTGATGGCTCTGGCATCATGTGGATTGATTAATCCGAGATAGTCAATCACTACCATGGATATCTGATGCTTCGCTTTCATAATCTTTACCTTGGCGCGAATCTGGTCAATGGTCTGCCTCCTGGTATCGTCTATGTAGATTCCCATCCTCGCGATGTTGTTGAGCCGCGCCATTGCCTCCAATTGTTCCTGAGATAGATTGGCTGTCCTAATGTATTCGCCATTGATGGAGTATTCAGCTGAGAGTATCCTGTCCACGAGACCTTCTTTCGTCATTTCCAAGGAGAAGAATGCCACCTTATTACCGGCCAATGAATGCCGGATGGATAGTGCTGTGGCCCAAGATGTCTTGCCCATACCTGGTCTTCCGGCCACAACCCAAAATTCACCCGGCACAAGGCCTCCGGTGAATTTGTCCAATGTTTCCCATCCTGATGGCACACCCAATGTGCGAATGCCTTCAGCCTTGCGCTTGGCAATGTCATTCACCCGATCCACAGCCACCTTGTGAATGTGTACACCGTCCGTCCGATTGATGACTCCCAATTCATCCATCTTTCGCTGAGTATCTGCCATGAGAGTGAATGGGTCATTGTTGCTATCCTGTGCCTTGTATTCAAGTTCCTTGGCAATCTTGGCAAGATTACGCTGAATGTACATCTGATGTAGGACCTTGATTTTGTATTCTATCGCGCTGTCGCTGACATACTTGGCCGCGATCTGAGCTGTTATAACCGGCTTGAATTGCAGTTTCCCCATCTTCAGGGATACGGTCAATAGGTCAATAGGTTCACCGGCATTAGACAGCTGCTGAATGCTCCGGAAGACTGCCATGGTCTCAATCTCCGTGAAGAATTCCTCTGTGCATTCGGTGATGTGAAGTTGTGCCTTGGCTGAGTTGATGAGGATAGCCAATACCTCGTGTTCAAGTGTTAGGTCTTTCATGTCAGTGTTGCGTATTCGGTTGATGGTTTTCTGATTAGATTCTCAGGCTTGAACCAGACAGCAATCATCTTCTGTTTCCAATTCTTTACCGGCTTTCCATTTCCGTCCTTCCATTGGTTGATGGAATAGTATTCGAAAGCCTTGACTGCTGTATCCTGGCTGTAGCCTTTTTCTCTGAAGAAGTCTTTCACATCTTCAATAGATGGTTTCTTCTCTCCTGTACCTCTCTTCTTCCTATCTACAATTTCATTTTCATTTTCATTTTCCATATGTTGAACATATGTAGAAGATATGTTTTTCTTGGTACGATTCTGCCTCCGGCTCTCGCTGTAGGCTTTCCGTCTTTCTATCTCACTTCTTAATCTGGAATTATAGAACATACCTTGTTCGTCTTTCTGAAACTTGTTCCAAATGTCTTCGTCATATGCCGAACATATGTTCAACATATCTTTTTCTGTGAGATGTGCTTTTTGATGTTGCAGGCAGAGTAGTGTTATATACTTGCCTTTCTGTTCCATGGTCATCAGCATTGTGCCTGTCAGGAAATCAGATGAGTAGAATAAGAATGCAGGGTCTTTCATGTAAAGCAAAAAGCCTCGCCATTTCGCTGTGTGGAACCATCCCTGAAGATAGGATGCACAGTTACTCTGACGAGGCTTTTATTAGTTGCGTTTAACATTTTCTTCAATCATTCGGGCAGGGTTCCAATCTGCGCTTTCCGAACTTGTTACAAATATAATCTACCTCTACCAGATTGCAAAAAACCATTCATTCTTCATTGGCCGATACTTCGCATCTATGACCGAGCCGGTCGGAAAGAAATCCATCAGCCCATTGCGGATATCCAACATCTTGGCGGCAAATTTCTTGTCTGTATCAATCAGGTCTTGAATGGTCTTCACTCCGTGAATGGCTGTGGAATGGTCGCGCTCTGTATACTTGGCCATCTGTAGCCATGTAGCCTGAGTAAGATTAGATGCGAAATAGTAGAATACTTGCCTTGGAATGACATACTCTTGATATCTTCTCCTGCTGGTAGCTGCATCCATAGGCACATTGAATACTCCGGAAACGTAGGTCCAGATGCAATTCAGAGCATCTATGAATAGATCGTCTGTGTAGCCAATTCGCGGAGTGCCATCTCTGCGATGTTTTCTCTGCAATGGATATGTCATCTTTTTAGCCTCCTTACTTCTGAAGAACAAAAATCCACAATCAGTGCTGCATAGTACACCGTTATGAAGAGCATGAATGTGATTATTAGAAATGGGTATCTCATGGCTGAATTTGCATTCCCGCAAGAGCTGCCACCTTCATGGCCTCGCGCATTAGTTTATTTACCTTGTACGATTCAGACAGCCTGGCCAATGCTCTATTCAGCTCCTGCTCTCCCTTGCCTTTGACATACTCCATGGCCTTCTGATAAGCCTCGTCCTTTTCATCTAACCATGGCTTATTTTCATCGCTCTTGGCCGGTGCTGATGGTGGAATTGACTGTGGAGTAGATGCTGCATTCGCATCATCATCTTCATCAGCGACCATTCCGAGGATAGCAGCCATAGCGTATCTACGGCCATAGGTGATCGCAGAACCATAGCCCTGCGGATCATTCTTCTGTGCTTTTAGATACAAACTTCCGGAGATGTATTGACCGGATTCATGGACCAATGTAGTCACGATGCTGATGCCATCGCAAGCTACTTCGAATGTCTGAATGATTGCCAATCCATGCTTCTTAAGGACGGGCTTGGCTGTTTCTGCGATGCTCTGCAATGTTGCATACTTGGACCGGAAGTGAGGATTGTGTCCGTCCTTCGGTGCTGTCGGCATCTCGGCCTGTGCCTTCACAATTGCTGCGAAGATCTCTTTGGTTTCGATTGAATGTATCATTTAGCTGAAATTAGGTTCTGTTGTACCCATCCTGGAAAGCCTTCCAAGTGATATTCCCAATTCTTCAATCGGAAATTCCACCTGGATTCCACTACGATGGCTGTGATTTTACTCCTTCCAAATGTAACCAATTGGCCGGATTGGTAGCGTAATTGGCGAGGACGGCAGATGAGATTGAACAGTCTCATATCTCTGCCTCCTTCCGGTAAATTCGCTGATGATGAATCACATTATTGTAGATTGCATTGAATTCATCTTCAGTGCATGGCTCTGCATTGGTCATTACCTGCATTGCCCATTTCACAGCATCCGGTCCAGACTCACAGGAGATCTTAGATAGGTGCATGGCAGGATAGTAGAAGACTGTCCAGGCACATGTCTCAGACTGCGCCCATACGGCTGATAAGCCATCGTTTGATTTGAAATAGTTCATATGTTTTTAGGTTGAATTTTTGTTGCTTCGAAAACTCTCTGGCGATATTGTACACTGATGACAGGATTGTCTTTGTATTCAATAGCCAATCTATGCTCTGTCCTAATGCGCTGAATTCGAATCCATCGCATCCACCGAGTGAAATCAGTCATTGGTCACCTCCTCTACTGATGCCGATGCCCCATCATAGTACATGGTTAATTGATTGTCAATGCAATTGCGATTCTCTTCGAATTGCACATCGTCAATAGCACCATCTGAGTGAAGGTAATTGTTGCGAGAATGCATCCATTCTCTTGCGTGATCTTCTGAATAGAATTCTTCTTCCCATCCATATCGGCCACCGCCCCATGGTTTGTTTCCGCCCATCAATGTAGATAGTGATGAGATCTGATAGACTGTCGGTACGATTGACCGTACGATGTAGATTTTATTGTTCATAGTGGTATAGGTTATTAATTGATGTACCAATTGAGACGGCTGTTGTATCCTGAAAATTGCTCTGCAAGCTCGTTCACTTTCTTGGTCAAGAACCATTCGGGAACACAGCCGTTTTGCAGCAGGCTCTTTGGAATCCACGCCATGCGAGTTACAGTGCGCTCGGTGTGCAGGCATTCAAAATATACATTGATAGCTACTGCCTTCTCTGATTCACGAATGGTCATAATTGAGCGGAACTTCTCAACCAGAGTGCGCTTGGCCCAAGCCCATGCGCTGCGGAGTGATTCGCTCCATGTCTTGCTCTTGCCTGATCGGAAGGATGTCCATGCAGCCTTCATTACCTTGCTGCGAAGCTGTGATGTTTTGTTCGTTTCCATGTAGCAAAGATAGTATCAGGATTCATTCCTGAAACATCTTATGCACAAAATCTGTGGATTATGGCAAAATATTTACCGAATCATAGCATTTGATTACTCAAATAGGCAATCTGTTTCTGATGATAAAGCCCAATAAGAAGGCAGCAAGCACTAACCACCACAGCCACCATGGCCGGATGGTCACCTTATTGCTTACGAAGGTCTTCACATAGCGGATGGTTGTATCCTTGCATTCGGCCTGGACAAAGATGCTGTCACCAGGTAGCCTTACCAATCGTATCCGCACACGATCGCGATCAATCCGGATGGTATCGTAATAGTTCATGCTCTGGAAGTCCACCAATGTATCAGTGATTGTCCGCTCTATTCGCACAGAATCCCACAGCTGCACTGTGTCGCTCTTCCATCCACACTTGGCCACAGCCTTCCGGCACTGTCTCTCTGTGCTGCATCCGGCCACAATGATGGCCAATAGTATAATGCTACTCCTCATCTCCTTCTTCGATTGTAACGAATTCCAATCCGCGATACTCTTCCAGGATAGCTTCCATCGCGTCAAGGACATTGTCAATGTGATGGCCGCAGGACAGCACTGCATGGAAGGCAGCCCGAACACATTCACTTGTCATAGCCGGTGGGCTGACTCTAAATGTAGATTCTTGCCCTGTCTGCTTGACGGTCAGAGAAAAGGCAAGGAACTCGTATGGGTTTTCAATAGATTCTGCCATCAATGATCTCTTTATTCTCAACTACAAATGTACCATCTTCATGCACTGTAACGTAAGCGAACCCATGCTTCCACTTGGTGAATGCGTATGGCCGATACTCCGGAGACAATGAGCAGAGACAGCCGGTTGACCATACTCCTACCTTGTCTCCATTCAGATTGCCTTCGCTGTGATGGCTGCTCTGATGGTAATGACCTACCAATGTATTGGCCTTGGCCTTGAGGAAGAATCCTCTGGCCGGATTGACAGGAGAGAAGATAGCCTCTCCCATCTCATGCCCATGCAGGATATTCAATTTCCCTGCCTTGACGATCGCCCGATCTACGCGCTCAATCTTCAGCTCTTCGAATCCCAATAGGACGTGAAGTTCCAATGCTGCCAGATTGCCGAATTCAGGAGCATTCTTGAGGATATAATTGCGCAGCCTTTCCTCATGGTTTCCGAGCTTGTAAATTATCCTGGCATCAGGAAAAGCCTGCCTGAGTAATGTTAGAAACTCCTTTCCCATTGCCAATTCATCTACAATGGATGGCCGGTCTTGCTCTTTGTGAAATCGGCTGATGTCGTAGCAATCAAGAATGTCACCATTCAGCAGCACCACATCTGGCTCTCGCTCCATGCCATAGTCAATAGCTACAGAGAGTGACTCCTGATCATGGAATGGAAGGTGAATGTCGGATAGAATGAGAATCTCGCAATCATTCAATATAATCTGCTGCTCTTGTTTAGCCTGATAGGCTCTTAGCTTTGCCAGACCTTCCTGTATAGTGCTTTTGTCTTGATTCATAAATGGTGATTGAAATTGCACAGGAGATCGGCCTCCACTGCTATTGGTAAGTGTTTGAAGGAATACTCTGGCTGCATTCACTGAATGAAACATATCGGGTCTGCGCTGATGGAGAATCCTTGCGGCTGTCCTCTTGGGAAGACCTTCCAATTCAGATACAATGGTATTCAGGTATTCAATTCTTAGCTGTCCGAGTTTCCACGATGGATTCATATTCCAATTTCTTTGAGCCAGTCGGATACTTTAAAGGAAGGACAGGCTTTCATCCTGGTGAAATCATTGTGGCCCTTGACCGCTGCACCAGGATACTTTTTGATATACATCCGAACCAATTCTTCCATCACAGACAGCTGTTTGTCGGTCCTGTTATCCAATGGCTTTCCTCCCTCATCCACTCCGCCAATATAGCTTATGTGAATTGCTGTAGAGTTATGGCCTGCCACACCATTGCAAACTTGAGCATCTGTTGCCAGGTTATGAGCTGTGCCATCTTTGCTGATCAGCCAATGGTATCCTGGCGATTTCCACTTCAGATGCTCGCGCCAATATCTCTGAATACTATCTACTGTCGCGCTCTGTGGAGTCGCTGTGCAATGGAGAATGATGTTATGGATTGCTCTCATCGGTGAAGACCTTTATTAGTCTCTGAAGAAGATTGTAGATGCGCTTACGGAGTGCCTGGAGGACAGCAGATACTGCATCGAATTCCTCTTTCACTTCGCGGAGGTAGGCATTGTGTGCATTGCTGATTGCCGAATATCCCTCCGCAATTAATAGTATGGTGAGATATCCATTGACCAGAGCAGAAGCATCTTTATCAATTGCCAATAG